CGACGCAACCGTACTAACGCCCCTGCTTCTTAATAACGGCGACGCGATGGACGTACTTAGAGATAAGGCCGACCAGTTAGGTGTAGTTCTAAGCGCTGATTTAGTTCGCGACGCCGGTCATTTACGCTTAGAATTTGAAGAGATTATGGGTCAAATGAGTACTGCGGCTTCTAAGTTTTTTATGACCGCAGCGTTAGGTTTCGCGGAAATATTCAACGTGGAGACCGATAGAAGTAAACTAGCAAAACTGACCGCCGAATTAGACGCATCCATGACGCGCCTGTCTGCCGGTAATGTTGCACTGACTAGATATAAGAAGAGTTTAGCGACCGCAGAACGGCTTGAAAACGAAACCATGATTTTGGCGCGTAAGCAGCAGATACAGGTTTTAGAACAGACGATGAGGGCAGAGCTAGAGCGTTTTGAAACCTTACGCGATCAAATAAATGCGCTTAAAAAACTTCTGGGGCTAGCAGAAGTTGAACCAATTAAAGTTATAGTTACTGAAGGTGTTGCAACAGGGGCGATTGGTGTGGAAAAGTTACGTGGTGCAGTCGTAGGTTTATCTGGCGATTTTAAAGATTTGGAGAGTGTTGCCGGAACTTTAGAAAGCGCTTTTGAAGATACATTTATGGCTGCCCTAGATGGCGCTAGTTCCTTTAAGGACGTATTAAAATCCTCGGCACAGGCTGTTATCCGTGAGTTATACCGCGTTCTAGTGGTACAACGTTTAGTTAATGCTGCGATGGGTTTTATAGGAGTTAGTTCCGGAAACCCTACTGCCACAACCGGAAACGCAGCCGGTGGCGCAGTATATGCCGGTCAGCCCACTATGGTTGGGGAACACGGTCGAGAGCTATTTGTACCGTCTACCTCTGGTCGTATCTTATCTGTGCCACAGTCTAAGGCTGCGGTCGGTGGTAGCGGCGACGGCGTAACGGTAAATCAAACTATAAATATTACTACCGGCGTGCAGCAGACGGTTCGTAACGAAATAAAAACTTTACTACCGCAGATAGCGGAAACGGCAAAGTCGGCGGTGGCTGATAGTAAGCGCCGTGGCGGTAGTTACGGAAGAGCATTTACCTAATGGCTATATCATATCCACTAAGCTTACCTAACCAGACGACTATAAGATCGGTTGAGTTTCGCGCGGTTAACGCGGTCGCTTATAGCCAGTCACCGTTTACGTTTGCAGGGCAGACGCATACCTATAGCGGTCAGCAGTGGGAAATAGACGTACAACTAAAACCTATGCGCCGCGACGATGCGGAGGCTTGGGTAGCTTGGTTACTATCTTTACGCGGTCGCCACGGCACGTTTTTACTTAGCGATCCTATAAGTAACTCAATCAGAGGGACTGCTACGGCGGCGACTATAACAGGTAACGCCGGCGATGAAACAGTATCGGCTACGGTTAGTAATGGAAACACTTTAAAGGCCGGAGACTTCATAGGTTTAGGCACTGGCTTAGATAGCACGTTGCATAAAGTATTATCTGATTACACAGGAACAGGTAGCGCTGCGGATCTTGAAATATGGCCGGCGCTGCGAAAAACTAGATCCGGTGTAAGCGCTGACCTTACAAGCGCACAAGGTTTATTTAGATTAACAAGTAACGAAACAGTTTATAGCGTAAATCAACTAGCCGTCTATGGAATTGCGTTTGGGGCTTCGGAGGTCGTATGACGCGAGTTGTCCCCTCCTCTATATTAAGCGCGCTCGGTAATAGTGAGATCGAACCGTTCTATGCGGTGCAGTTAGATTTTGATACCTCAGCGCTATATCTGTGGACTGGCTACGGCGATAAAACGATAAGTGGAACGACGTACACCGGCACTGGAAATTTATTAAATATAGACGGTTTAGAAGAGGCGGCAGATTTAAGCGCACGTGGTACTAAACTCACTCTGAGCGGTTTGGATAGCGGCATCCTTACTTACGCGCTCACGGAGCATTATCAGGGGCGTCTGGTAAAAATATTCTGGGGTCTAAAAGGCGTTACAGACGTTGTTGAGATTTTCTCCGGTTATATGGACACAATGACTATAACTGACGAGGGCGCTAGTTCTACGATAGAACTTACTGTCGAAAGCAGACTGATTACTTTAGAGCGCGCCGCTAATCGTAGGTATACAAGCGAGAGTCACAAGTCGGTTCGCGTTAGTAAAGGTCTTTCCGGAACGGATACATTTTTTGATTGGGTCGCGCCTCTGCAAGATAAATCCATCGCTTGGGGTCGGGAGACGGTTAGCAGTGACGATACCTAACCTAGAGGCGCTTAACTCGTACATTAAGGCGCGGCGTAATTTAGGTTTTCAGTGGCATACTAACGACTGCTTTATGTTCACTAATGGAGCGTATCGGGCCATGTACGGTTCTGGGTACGCGGACGACTGGATCGGCAAGTATACAGATAATGGTCTGTATCTAAGGCGTGAACAGCTGCGCGCCGTTTTTAAAGTAAAGACCTTAGAAGAGGCATTAGACGCAAGGCTGCAAAGAATAAATTTTGTACCTCCTAGAGGCGCGCTCGTAACAACTAAAGCAACTCGCCGGTGGGTGCTTGGGGAAGCGCTAGGAATATCCGTAGGTAGCAGCGCGGTCTTTCTAGGTAAAAAAGGTTTAATAAGTCTGCCGGTCGAGCAAATAAGTAATTCGTGGGTGCTAGTGTGAGTAAATATACTTTTGATAGTCTTCATAATTATACACTAGTAAACTTTAACCGGTGGGAGCGTACTCCGCGAGATCCGTTTATTTTATTTGGCGGTAATATTTTGGCGTCTGCTACCGCCACGCAGATATTTATTACTAAGGCGATAACTTACTTAGCAGTAAGCGCGGTAACATCGTGGGCATTAAAAGCGCTAATGCCAAAACCAGACTTTGCAGCGATGGGTACGTCAGGCGGTTTATTAGCAAACGCACGTACCGGCACAGGGCCGCAAGAGGTAGTATACGGAGAAATAAGAAAAGGTGGCGTTGTAACGTTTGTCGAAAGCACAGGCGATACTAATAAATATTTACACCAAATAATATGTTTAGCCGGACATGAGATTAATAGTGTCGGCGACATTTATATTAACGACCAGATTGTTACTGTAGGAAACGACCACTACGTTAGCACCGCTACGTGGAAAGATGCAGACGGTAATTCAAAAGTATATATAAGAAAATTTACCGGTGCAGATAATCAGAACGTATACTCGACATTAAGCGGCATAACCGACGGTCCTGCGTTCCAGGTCGATGGTAGCGCCCCTAGCAATAACGAACATACTAATTTTAAAGGCGAAGGTATTGCCTGTTTATACGTTAGGTTAGAATACGATCAGAACGTGTTTGCGGAAGGCATTCCGCTATTCACGGCAAAGGTGCAGGGAAAGAAAGTATACGACCCTCGCAGTGCTAGTACTGCTTATAGCGCTAATGCTGCTTTGTGTATCCGTGACTATTTGGCTTCCGACTACGGCGTAGATAATACCGGCGACACTAACGAGACCGTTTTCTCTGCGGCAGCAAATGCGTGCGACGAGACTGTTTCTTTATCAGCCGGCGGTACAGAAAAACGTTACGAAATGAATGGCGTTATTAGTTTAGACCGCAGTCCTAGCGACATCCTCGGCGATATGATGACTAGCTGCGCCGGAACGTTATTCTGGGGTCAAGGGTCGTGGCAGCTAAAGGTTGGCGAGTATTCTAGTTCTGTTAAAACTTTTACCGTCGATGATTTACGTAGCGGAGTTACCTTAGAAACAAAACATTCTCGGAGGGATAACTTTAACATAGTCCGAGGAACTTTTAACAGCGCCACTGAAGATTATATACAGACTGACTATCCAGAAATAAGAAGCGCTACATTTATCGCAAACGATAATAATGTGGAAAGCGCTATCGACCTAAATCTACCATTTACTACCTCAAGCATTATGGCGCAGAGGCTAGCTAAAATGACTTTATTTAGGGCGCGCGAGCAAATGACTTTTAGCGCAGACTTTGGTTTAGACGCCTTTAATGTACAAGTCGGCGACATCGTGGGTATTACTAACGCGCGCTATGGGTTTAGTAATAAAGACTTCGAGGTCGTAGGGTGGAAGTTTAGTAACTCCTCTGAAGCCGGCGATCTTAGAGTTAACCTAACTTTACGAGAAACCTCTAGCTCTGCCTTTTCCTGGAGCGCCGAGGAAACCGCTATTAATAATAATGATAGTACGCTGCCTAGCCTAACCGCCGGTCTTACGATAGCTAGTTTAAGTATAGGCGGTGGAGGTCGCACCGCAGGGGACGGAACGTTTATTCATAGCGCCATCGTTTCGTGGACCGCGCCGACTAACAGTTTTATCTCGTACTACGAGGTAGAATATAAAGTTACGAGCGATAGCAGTTTTCACGCTACGCAAACGACCGGAACAAGCATAGAAATAAGTCCACTCGTCGACGCGCTGCAATATACGTTTAGAGTGAGGGCTGTTACAGTCTCCGGTAATAAAGGACCGTTTGTAACTGCTACCTTTACCGGTGGCGGCGATACGACCGCGCCAAGTTTACCGACGAATATAACTGCAACCGGTGGCTTTAAATTTATAACTATAAACTGGACTAACCCTAGCGACAGCGACCTAAACTTTGTCGAGGTTTACGAAAATTCTAGCAATAGTAGTTCTGGGGCAACTAAGGTTGGAAACTCTAGTGGCGATACTTTTACACGAACAAACTTAGGGTTAAGTCAGACAAAATTCTATTTTCTAAAATCTGTAGATTACTCCGGAAATAAGTCCGGGTTTACTTCCGGCGTAAGTGGCACAACGAGCTATTTAGACGATGCAGATTTTGAAAATGGCATTCGGCAGATATTTATAGACGGCGGTGTAGATCTAGTCGAGCCAGTATCGTCGTTACCTAGTAGCGGAGCATTCACGGGGCAGACTGTATTTTTAACGACCGATAGTAAATTATATAACTGGGACGGCAGTCAGTGGGTCGTTGCAGCCGGAGGAGCGGAAAGTTTTTCAGAACTTACCGGATCAATAGCCGCAAGTCAGATACCTAGTGGCGTTATTACAGAAGCTAAAATAGCAGACGATGCGATAACAGCCGGCAAGATTAGTGCAAATGCAGTCGGTGCAAATGAGATAGCTGCTAACGCGATTGAGTCAGCAAAAATAGCAGCCGGCGTAATAACAGCCGATAAAATCGCAACCGGCGTAATTACTGGTGACAAGATTGTTGCTAACACGATTACTGGTGGTCTTTTGGCGACCGCCGGAATAATTACAAGCGCCGCGCAAATTACTGACGGAATTATACAAAACGTAAAAATTCAAGACGCCGCAATCACGGCGGCTAAGATAGCAGACCTAGCGGTTACGAGTGCGAAAATAGGTTCTCTAGACGCTAGTAAAATTACAACAGGGACACTGGATGTCGAGCACTTCCCTGCCCTAGGGCAAGCTAATTCTGTAGTGTTTAGCAACTCACTCACAAGAAACGGCACAGCAGCAAGTGTGACTATTTCATTTTCGGGAGTCAAAACAGGGGCAAGCGTTATTGTTGTAGGGCAGATGGGTGGTCACGGTAATAACG